ATGGCGCTGTCTGATGCGTGGTTGCGTTCAGTCGTTGGAAAGGAACGTGATAAGGTTTTGGTTAAATCCGATCGTGATGGTCTGTCTGTCAGAGTATCACCGAAAGGTCGCGTAGTGTTCCAATATCGTTATCAATGGGCAGGGAAAGGTGAGCGTCTTGATATCGGAACTTACCCGGCAACTGGATTAAAAGAGGCCAGAGAAGAAGTTATCCGTCTCCGTGGTGAACTCGAGTCAAACCGTAATCCACGATTGGTCAAGCAGGCTGAAAAACGAAAAGCTACTGAAGCCATGACGGTAGAGTCTGTGATCCGTGCCTGGTATGAAGCATATTGTGTAAAAAATAAAAAGGGTTCTGAACAGATACTCCGCTCGTTTGAGCTGCACCTGTTCTCTAAAATCGGGAATATCCCTCACGATGCAGCTACATTGCATGATTGGTTAGAAGTCCTGGAGCCTCTTAGCACTAAGACTCCAGCAATAGCAGACCGATTGCTAATTAACGCAAAGCAGGCCCATGTCTGGGCGTATAAGAGAAAGCTTATTGAAACTCGCCCGCTGTCGGATATCACGGGTAAAGATATGGATATCCGTAAAGGTCAGAAGAAACGGTTTCTGACACACGATGAAATTAAAATTCTTTATGCTGCGATCGATGGCTCTAGAATGGTTCCCAAATACCGGGCCTTCATTAAACTATTACTGCATTTTGGTTGCCGTAGTTCGGAGCTAATTACTGCTAGGGTGGGTGATTTTGATTTCATAAATAAGGTATGGACTGTACCACCTGAACGACATAAGACAGGGGACATAACAGGCGAACCGCTAAAGCGGCCCATTATTGAACCGGTTGAAGAGCTTATAAAATACGTTATCTCTATGAACAACGGTTCCGATATGCTTTTTACTAAGGAAGGAAGCAGGGAGCCAGTCGGTAGGACATCATTACAGTCGCTGCCTTACAATTTAATGCAGTACGCGTGGCGGCGTTTAGGATATCAATTCCCTCATTGGTCTCTTCATGACTTGAGACGGACAGCACGAACAAATTTTTCTGATCTTACTGCGCCTCATATCGCAGAAATTATGCTTGGTCATAAGCTGCCAGGGGTATGGCAAGTTTATGATAAGAGCGATTATCTAGAAGAACAGCGTAAAGCTTACCTGGCATGGTGGAAGAGGGTTGAATCGATTGTTAATTGTACTATCTCTGATTCAAACTGACGGTTTGTATCACCTGAACATAACCAAATCTCCTAGCACACTTTGAGCGAGATGTGAGCGTTAAGTTTACGCCATTGTGTTGACATAAGAGGGCACGGGTATAGATATCATCACTATCCCTATGCCCCTAAATCGCTCCTGCTATTTGATAAATGCAGATGTTTACCACCAAATGTTTTTGATACTATAGGTTGATTCATGATTTACCTAGAAACTTAGTTGTAACGAAAACTTCTTAACGGACACTATCTGGATAAAGTTAGTTTTTTATTTAAGAGGGTTAACATGTCAAAGTTAAAAAATGAACCATTAGTAAGGGTATCAGAAGAAGACGGAATAGAAATAAGGAAGATCCAATATCCAGATAATACGATAGAAAGAGTTTATAAGCAGAAAGGTGTAATATTACCACGAATACCTTTAAAAGGCCGCTTTGTAGAACAATATGCGGCCTTACAGTTGCTGGATAAAGATCTTCGGAATGTTATTGGTTGGGAGAATATAATAAAAAACATTTGTAATAACATTAATAGAGAACAACACTTTATTTATCCTGATTTAGAAAAGAATCTAATATTAAAGTCTTTATTTATATCAAAAGTTGTTACTTACGGTAAGTGTTTTACAGAGGCGAAAGGGCGTCGATTCACATTGCAGAGAAAGCATGTGCCAGAAAAATACAGAGATTTACATGATTCTATTATGAATGTTAGACATAACTTTGCTGCCCATAAAGGTGAATTTGAATATGATCAATGTGGCTTGGTTTTAATATTGCCGGGGACCAAGAAAAAAAGGTGCTATCATATTTTTTCAGAGCTCAATCAAATAAATTACGGCAATGATGAGGAAGATGATGAACGTTTTTTTATGTTATATGATTCACTGCGTAAAGTCATTAAAGAAAAACGAGATAAATTAATTGATAAAATATACGCTGAAAAGATTCATACTCAAACAATGGAGTATTGGTTGAGCCGAACAGGAAAAGAAACAGAGATTTAATTTGTTCAGTATATAAAAGCTAATTTTTAAGGAGTAATTTTCAGATGATTAAAGCTGATTACATTGCGATAGGTACTCTACGACTAACTTTTCAACAAGAGTAAGGGGGTAATCAATTTTATTTGTATCAATGGTATGACATTTCTTGGCGATAATGTTTTGATCTTATCGATTCATGTCATATGGTCATTGGTAACGTCCGCTCTTGGTAAAGAGTGGACGCTCAGATTAGGTTTGGCATCTAATCATAGATGTGTCAGCTCACATCTAAGCTAATACATATTAATCAATCACTCCCGCAAATCTGTAAATCTTGTGTGATGCCCATTTATTTGGGCAGGATTTAATATCAGGATCTGGAAAGTCAGGCCTGTATTTCTGGCCAGTTCTCCTGTTTACGCTGTTCCAGCGAAGAACTGTCGATACTGAAACACCACAGAAATCGGCGACTTGTTTAGTTGTCATTAAGTTGTTCATTACTTCACCTCCTGCGGCGGCTCCGGTAGCGGCATCCAGTGGGTTACTTTCGATTCCGGTTCTTCCCCATTGTCAGTAACTGCCCACCATTTGTTTCTCGAACAATCGTAATACCCTTCGAAGGTATCGCACTCAGTCCAGCCGTAAGACTTACCCCAACACCAAACATACTGTTTATCGTTCGGCATTCGCTCACTACAGCTTATCCAACCATCCGGAGTTACCGGAGAGTTGCCCGACAGCTCGTTCAACTTGTAAGTCTGGCTTACAGGTTCGGCACCATTAAGCATGGCGGCGCGGCAGGCGTTCCAGCCTTCATCAAAGCCGACTATGCCATTATTTAAAGACGGACGAGCATCTGGCACCACCGGCACTGGCTTGGCTATATATAGCGGCTGAACATACCAGCCCTTTGATAACCAACTGTCAGCAATGTTTTTACTCCTCGTTATTGCCGGAATACCTAAGCCATTTTCTGAATGCAGCCATGCCACCGGCTCCTCTTCTAGCGATGCCAGAGCAATTTCATAAGCACGGCGCTCAATATCGTCTCGAACCTCTAGGCTGCTGATTCGTTCTTTGATTTCTTTAATCAGTTCTTTATTGGTAAATGTGGTCATTATGCTCCAGCCTCCGGCGCTTTTGGCATTACTGCCCAGTGAGTGATATTGAAGTTTTCAAGGTCCCCGACCTGAAATGTCCACTGCCATTCTCCGGTTTCTTTTTGTCCCCAAGTGTACCAGAGAGAACGCCAGCCAATCAGCCAGCCTTCTCCGTTAGCATCAAATAACAGAACACTTTCATTTGCTGGTGGCAGTTCAGCTGACACTGGTATTATTTTGTTTTCCAGTGCCGCACATTTAGCTTCAAGCGCGTCGAATTTACGTACCAGGTACTCAGCATTTGTTTCGTTCACTTTCAGATCTCGCGGTACACATTTCCCGCGAAGAAACCCTTCCATTTCGAAAACATTCATGCGCATTTGCGTAACTCCGATAACTCGTTAAAACGTTCCATAAACATCCCGTAGGCATGGCTAGGTGCCAGTGGAATCACGTTGAACATCTCTGTTGCCGGGATGCCTTCCAGTACAGGCCAGAAAGAGCCATCATCAAGCCCGAGATCGCGGCGTTCGGTTGCCAGCATGATAAGATCGGCATATTTCACGGGCGTACTCATAACTGGGGGTAACCCGTATTTCTCACGGATTACGGCGTCAATTTTTTCTTCCATCCGTTTATAGTCAGGAAGAAGGCGTTTCAGTGGAGCGGGAATATCCTGGCAATACGCTTCTGTTGCATCATGCATTAACGCTTCAAAAGCAAATTCCTGCGGCACCAGCTGGCTGCAAAGCACCGCATGTTGGGCGACACTGTAGAAGTGAGAAAGATGACCGGCAAAGCGGCAGATATTTGAAAGGGAAACCGCGATATCGTTAATCACGATGTCGTCTTTATTTATCTTGTCATAATAAAAATGCTTCCCGGAAAAAGTTTTAATAAATGACATTTTGTTCTCCACGTATATGCGCTGCACCGCGCTGAGTTTGGGTAAAAGGAAGCCCTCACCATCCGGTGATTATTGAGTTAATTACGTTTCCATAAATGCCCCCGCAGGGGCATTTGCAGTAATGAAATCAGGCGGTGAAAGTACCAATAAAGGTTTCTACTTTGCTGTCTTTGAATTTCTCAACAAGCAGATCACGAAATTCGTTAGCCATATCTTCCTGCACCGCTTCCAGCTGAATAATGCGCAGAACCAGTACAGGACGATCGCCAGTGATAATGCTGAGGCGTAATTTAAACGGACGTTCTTTCAGACCTTCAAACGGAACGCATTTAAATTCAAATGCCACTGGCATAATGTCTTTGGTCTTCGCTTCGACAGATTCCATCAGGGAGCGTTTGCCGCTGAAGTCATTATCTTCAAAATCAGCGGTCTGGTTTGCTTCAATCGTGATTTTACGGACTGCCGCAGCCGCTTTTGTTGCCTGAATAGCGTCACCATTAGCATCAAAGCCCACAAGGTAGTCGGCCCAGTCTTCAATCCATTCTGCCAGTGACTTCTGGGAGTTACGCTCGCCGTTAACAGACAACAGGGCAGAGAACGGTGCTGTCTTTTTCAGTTTGAGAGTGGCGGTGTTATCTGCGTGACCTGGTTCATCAATAGTACCCAGGTTAAGTACACTGACGGCACGCATATTATCAGCATCGATAAAGCAGCGGGTGCCTTCATCTGCAAGATCTTTAGAATAACGGGTAAAGTCATCGATGTTGGCAGTGGAAAGCGCACCACGGAAACGGAAGCGATTTAAATTAAATTTTTCCAGATCATGAATGCGGAAATTCTCAGGCAATGCCACAGCATCGGCACCAATCTTACTGATAATTTCATTAACACCCTGAGCAGAAATAAGGGCATGGATTTGATTAATTGCGGTTGCGTCTAAGTTCTGAGACATAATAAGTCCTCACTATATAAAGATATTCAGTGATGAGATAAATAATCAGTTAATTAAGAACGATATTAATGACCTGCTGCGCGTAGTTTTCCGTCAGGTTCACCGGCAAGAGTCAGTAATTGTCCCTGGTCTTCCTGCAGAATAGTCAGGCGACCACCGCGATTGACATACATCGGCGTTTCGGTGGTGTCTTCTTCGGAAATTTTCCCGCGGTTAGTCGGGCGAACATATGAGAGTTTGTGTTTGATTTTCACACGGTTCTCATCAAATGGTTCGATTTCCAGGTTGAGTGAGACCTTACCTTTGGTTTTCGTGTTCATCACACCTGAAGCGACTTCACTGAGAACTGCGCCGATTTTGGTTTCAAATACGCCGCCGTCCAGCTCCCCGATAAATGCCTGCACATCAGTACTGCGTTCGCTAGCCATTTTGCTGCTCCTCATCATATCGACCCTGCAAGGTCGGTTGGTTTCTCCACAAAACAGAGAAGAACACCTGCGGTGGCAGCCGCCCGGATGGATTGGGTTATGAGCCCGTCGTCCGGTGATGCTCTTCTCTGTTTTGTAAAAAGAGCGGTACCAGCCGGAAGCAAGTGTACAAACTGGTACCGCCAAAGCAGTGGCTGTTGTGGTGACCGGTGCTGATCTCCGGCTTGCGGTTATTTCAGACTCTCACGGGCGTTTAATTGCCCCGCCGAACAGCTCTTTTCCGCAATAGCTGCAATGTCTTTCGCGCATCAGCCTGCGCATTCACCACAACGCTGAGAGCACTTAGCCAGTTACGGCACCACACTTTGTCGCGGCTCCATAAATGCCCTCATCGTTGCACCCTGGTCTCTTCCCAGGCGTCAAACCGAATCGCCACGCTGGTTAGGCGTCTTATCAGCATCATCATTGACTTGCACATTCCGGCTACCTGGTTTGTTTGCCCGAGCAAGGAGTGGATTGTCCCCTTTAACGTCCCCAGACCGCTAACGACGCATGTGCCATACGCCGTGTTACAACCAAATTTTGTTAGTACCTTGTTTGTAGGTCTGGAAAGAAAGATAAAATGAAGTTGCGCATTATGCAAGTGTTTTTATTGCGAGATATGCAATTTGGTGGGTAATGAAAAGCCACCTTCTGGTGGCTAATTGATGTTGAGGTAGGGGGTTAATTGTGTCGCTTAAGGGTTTGTGACTGACTGATTAAGACCTTTCCAAAGACCATAAACCGATGTTCGTTTTCGCTGGTAATTCCCCATTCGCGGTAAATCTGATTATCAGAAATTACCAGCAGTTTATCAGGTATCATTTGCAGTCGTTTGACGTAAATTTTATCATCAAAACCAAATACATATATACCATCCCCATCAAACTGATTGATACTGATATCAACGAAGATGAGATCTCCTGGCTCAATGGTTGGACACATACTGTCCCCACGAACGTTGATAACTTTAATGTGATTGGCTGGTCGTCCGCCAAACATCGATACAGCATTATCAGTTCTGTATTCAATGGCATGAATCACATCAATGACATCACCGCCCTGGATAAGGCCATTTCCCGCACTGGCACTGACATCCAGCATTTCAATACGGAATACATCCTTCACCTGCGCAACATCCTCACTAATACTGTTTTTACATACAGTATTACTTTTGACGTCTGAGGTAAAGAGATCAGCAATATCAACACCTAAGCTCCTGGCAATATTACTCAGGGCTTGTTCAGTGAATTGTTTCTGCTTACCTGTTTCCAGGCGCGAGATATTCGCCGCATCCACTCCTATTGCTTCAGCGAGATCGGCGATTTTCATGTTCTTCGCCTGGCGAAGTTGTCTGACTCGGTTTCCTATGTTCATGCGTTTATTACATTTCTTTATTGCGCGTTAAGCAAATCAACTTGCGCAAAATATTTGCGTGAAATAATATGCTCATCACGCAATATGTGGAGGTTATATGCAATCACCATTACGAAATGTGCGTAAGGCGCACGGATTTACTTTGCAGCATGTTGCTGCGGGCGTTCAGGTCAATCCAGCGACGCTGAGTCGTATTGAAAGACTGGAACAAATTCCATCTATCGATCTTGCAGAACGTCTGGCCAATTTTTTTAAGGGTGAAATCAGCGAAATGCAGATTCTTTATCCGGCACGTTTTCAATCTAGCCAAAACCAGAATGGGTTTAAACCACAGGAACAGGAGGTAAGCCGTGGGTAAGCATCACTGGAAAGTGGAAAAACAACCTGAGTGGTACGTGAAAGCTGTCAGAAAAACTATCGCGGCATTGCCTGGGGGTTACGCTGAAGCTGCTGACTGGCTGGATGTAACAGAGAACGCTTTATTCAACCGCCTTCGTGCAGATGGCGATCAGATTTTCCCGCTGGGATGGGCAATGGTTTTACAGCGCGCGGCTGGCACTCACTACATTGCGGATGCTGTCGCACAGTCTGCCGGTGGGGTGTTCGTATCGCTTCCTGAAATTGAGGAAGTAGAGAACGCCGATATAAACCAGCGCCTGCTGGAAGTCATCGAACAGATCGGGAATTACTCAAAGCAGATTCGTTCGGCAATCGAAGATGGGGTCGTGGAGCCACACGAGCAGACAGCAATTAATGATGAGTTGTATCTGTCAATTTCGAAGCTCCAGGAGCATGCAGCACTGGTCTACAAAATCTTCTGCGCTCCAGAAAAGAGTGACGCCCGCGAGTGTGCAGCTCCGGGCGTCGTGGCGTTTTGTGTCTGTGGAGAAACTAACGCATGAACAGTTTAACGGCAAATAACCGTTTGTCGCAACAGCTGGTGGTCAGTGTCGCTGAACACCTGTTGTTACGGCATGAATGCAGATTACCAGATCACCTGGCTGTAAGTAACCACAGAGAACTTTACCTGACTGTGGGGGGCGAGTTGTGCAGGAACTTAACCGCTGGTTTCGTGACGGAAGAGGGCTTTATGTCCATGTTATTCGTTGGGAGCCAGAAACACAGCGCGTTATCTATCTTCGCAAAGACTACCCGCATGAGTGCTTTAGTCCTTTGTGGAAATTCAGGCGTGATTTTGTTGAGTGTGAAGGACCACCAGCACATTGATTCTGCCATTCCGGGACGTTACACTGTTCAGGCACCTTATAAAGCGGGTGCCGGGATTGGCGTCCTGGAATTGCATACGGCGACAATTGGCGCGTTAGCGTCTTTTTTGTTGCTACAACTCAGCTATACCCAAATTATGGTGGGCTGGGTGGGGGCACCGAAAGGTGCGCCGGTTTCCGTATGCGCCGGTTACGCCAACCCTGCTCAGTTCACCACCAGCGAAATTGGCGTTTCCGGTGGTGGAAGTTATCCATTGCATACGGAGGCTGCCATCATGGCTACGATCCCTGCCTTAGTACAACCTGAACTTTGCATTATTGCAGACAAAGTTGTTACTTCTTCTCTGGCTGTTGCTAGTTATTTCGGCAAACAACACAAAAATGTCATTCAAAAAATTGCGTCTCTTGAATGCTCTGCCGAATTTACTGAGCTGAATTTTCAGCTCAGTGAGTACATCGACGCATCAGGCCGCAAACTACCTTGCTATCAAATAACCCGCGACGGCTTTGCGTTTCTTGCTATGGGTTTCACGGGTAAACGTGCTGCCCAGTTCAAAGAGGCATATATCAATGCCTTTAACCAGATGGAGAAACAGCTTTCAAAACCCCCTGTACCGAGCGACGTTGCACATAACGCCAGCGTTCTCTATTCCTACATTTCATCAATTCATCAGGTCTGGCTGCAGCAGCTTTATCCTATGTTGGCAAAAGCCGAATCTCCGCTGGCTGTTAGCTTGTATGACTATATTAATGATGCTTCGGCACTGGCCTGCCTCATAAATTTGTCGCTGAACCCTTCAGAGGTAAGGGGGCGCAAATGATCCGGAATATTTTCAAACGGTTTACCAATCAGACTTTCCGTTGTCCTCGTCCGGGTCAGTGGTACACCACACCTGCAGGGCATGTTCTACGTGTTAGCCTGGTTGACCGTGAATGTCAGAAGGTGATTTGTGAACCGCTGGGCCGTAGTTACCGCGTCAGTATGCCGCTTATAGCCTTTCGCTCCGGAAAAAACATGAAGCATCTCGGAGGTGCTGCATGAGTATGGAGCTGATGGTTAAAGCGATGAAAATTCGAGTGGGTAATCCATTGCGAAAACTGGTTCTGATCAAGCTGGCTGATAATGCCAGCGATCAGGGGGAGTGCTGGCCCAGCTACCAGCATATTGCTGACCAGTGCGAGATTAGCAAACGTTCTGTGATGAATCATATTGCGGCCCTTTGTGAGTCCGGGCTGGTAAAAAAAGTCACCCGGAAAGGTGAAAAAGGTAACTCAAGTAATATCTATCTCCTTCATCTGGATGGTGCAGGAGATTCACTAGGGGGTAGTGCAAATAATTCACTATCTGGTGCAGCAAATTCACCAGGTAGTGCAGGAGTTGCACCAGGGGGTAGTGCAGGAGATTCACCCAGAACCAGTCACTCTTTTGAACCAGTCAAAGAACCAGTCAATGAACCAATAGCTGTTGGTGCATCTGCTGATGAGTCCGTGCGAGTTCGTTCAAACCGACCGGAATACTCTCCGGAGTTTGAGCAGGCATGGCTGGCATACCCCAAACGTGCTGGTGGCAATTCAAAATCAGCAGCCTTCAAAGCCTGGAAAGCCCGTTTGAATGAGGGGGTAAACCCCGAAACCATGCTGGAAGGTGTGAAACGCTATGCAGGCTGGGTATCTGCGATGGGTAACAGCGGCACACAATTTGTGAAACAGGCTGTCACGTTCTTTGGTCCGGATCGTCATTTCGAAGAATCCTGGGAAGTTCCTGCGGTATCTGCAGCCAGACGTGAGGACCCGTACTTCAAAGCCAGTTACGACAACGTGGACTACAGCCAGATCCCGGCAGGATTCAGGGGGTGATCATGAGTCTTTTGAATGAAGTTCAGAAATTCATTGAAGCCCATCCGGGGTGTACTTCCGGAGACATTGCGGATGCTTTTGCAGGTTACTCACGGCAGCGCGTTCTGCAGTCAGCAAGCAAGTTACGTCAGAGTGGGCGTGTGGCTCACCGTTGTGAAGGAGATACACGCAGACATTTCCCACGCCTGACTGAGAGAGCGCAGGAGCCGGAACCACAACCAGTTCGTGAAACCAGACCTGTGCGCAATTTCTATGTCGGCACTAACGACCCGCGGGTGATTTTGTGCCTGACCCGCCAGGCGGAAGAACTGGAGTCCAGGGGCTTATACCGTCGTGCTGCAACGGTGTGGATGGCGGCATTCCGTGAAAGCCACTCCCAGCCAGAACGAAATAATTTTCTGGCGCGTCGTGAACGGTGTTTACGGAAAAGCAATAAGCGGGCTGCATCAGGTGAAGAGTGGTATCTGTCAGGGAATTACGTGGGGGCTTAATGAGTAATAAATATTGCCAGGCGCTGGTGGAACTGCGGAACAAACCAGCCCATGAACTGAAGGAAGTGGGCGATCAGTGGCGCACGCCGGATAACATTTTCTGGGGAATTAACACCCTGTTTGGTCCGTTTGTTCTGGATCTGTTCACTGACGGTGATAACGCCAAATGTGCCGCGTATTACACGGCGGAAGACAACGCGCTGGCACATGACTGGTCAGAACGTCTTGCGGAGCTTAAAGGGGCTGCCTTTGGTAATCCCCCATACAGCCGCGCCAGTCAGCATGAGGGGCAATACATCACTGGCATGCGTTACATCATGAAGCATGCCAGTTCCATGCGTGATAAAGGCGGGCGCTATGTTTTCCTGATCAAAGCTGCCACCAGCGAAGTGTGGTGGCCGGAAGACGCAGACCATATTGCTTTTATTCGCGGGCGTATTGGTTTTGAACTGCCTGCCTGGTTTATCCCGAAGGATGAGAAGCAGGTGCCGACAGGCGCTTTCTTCGCTGGTGCTATTGCTGTTTTCGACAAGACCTGGAAGGGACCGGCAATCAGCTACATCGGGCGCGATGAACTTGAGGCATGTGGTGAGGCCTTTCTGGCGCAGGTTCGCCAGCAGGCGGAAAAACTGGTCAGGGAGATGGCGGCATGACGACGTTAACTCAATGCCAGCAGCAGGTGCTGGATATGCTGATTTCTTACCAGAAAGAACGTGGCTTCCCGCCAACCAATCAGGAGGTGGCAACCATGCTGGGATACCGTTCAGTGAATGCAGCGGTGGAGCATCTTCGCGCACTGGAGAAAAAAGGCGTCATCACGATAAAGCGTGGCGTGGCCCGGGGGATCACGCTTCATACCGCGGTGAAGGACGACGACAGCGAAGCGGTCGGTATCATCCGCGCACTGCTTGCCGGTGAGGAAAACGCCAGGCTGCGTGCAGCCCACTGGTTACATGAGAGGGAGCTGAAAGTATGAAGCTAATACTGCCTTTTCCGCCCAGCGTGAACACGTACTGGCGACACCCCAACAAAGGGGCATTTGCTGGTAAGAGCCTGATAAGCGAGGCGGGGCGAAAATTTCAGAGCGCGGCGTGCGCAGCAATAGTTGAGCAGTTACGTCGTCTGCCAAAACCAACGTCGGCACCTGCTTCAGTGGAGATCGTGTTGTTTCCTCCGGATAACCGGATCCGCGATCTGGACAACTATAACAAGGCGCTGTTTGACGCCCTGACCCACGCGGGTGTGTGGGAAGACGACAGACAGGTGAAAAGAATGCTGGTGGAGTGGGGACCGGTTATCCCGAAAGGGAAGGTCGAGATCACTATCAGTAAGTATGAGAAACCGGCGGGTGCAGCCGCCTGATTAAGAGGAGAAACGAAGTATGAATAATCTGATGGTCATTGATGGTATTGAAGTTCGTCGTGATGCTTATGGGCGTTACAGCCTGAACGATCTGCATCGCGCAGCAGTAGCATCTGGTGCAAATGCCAGAACCAAGGAGCCAGGAAAGTTTCTTTCCAGCCAACAAACTGTTGAGCTTGTTCATGAATTGACCAACACCCAGAATTTGGGTGTTGACCCGGTGAGTGTGATTCATGGGGGAAATGAACGGGGAACGTATGTCTGCAAGGAACTGGTGTATGCCTATGCAATGTGGATCAGCCCGTCATTCCATCTGAAGGTGATCCGTACTTTCGACATGGTAACCAGCGCACCGGAAAAATTATCCGGACAGGCTGCTGACAAGATGCAGGCTGGTGTGATTCTGCTGGACTTTATGCGCCGGGAATTAAACCTGTCTAACTCTTCAGTGCTTGGTGCCTGTCAGAAACTCCAGGAGGCTGTTGGCTTACCGAATCTGGCACCGCGCTATGCCATTGATGCTCCTGCTGACGCGCCTGATGGCTCAAGCCGCCCCACGCTGTCACTGAGTGCACTGCTGAAGCAGTATGGTATCCGCCTGACAGCTAATCAGGCATATCACCAGATGGTGAAGCTGGGGATCGTCGAGCAGCGCGAACGATACAGCCGTACCGCGATTAACAACATCAAAAAATTCTGGTCGCTGACAGCGAAAGGCTGCATGTTCGGCAAGAACATCACCAGTCCCGCCAATCCGCGCGAGACGCAGCCGCATTTCTTCGAATCCCGATTCCCTGAGCTGTTAAAGCTGCTCGATACCGTTCATTGAGGTGACCGTGAGAGCACTACTGACCCCTGAAATTGCCCCGCGTATGGGGATCGTATTGTTCAGACCAGGTTCAGAGCTGATGCCCCTGTTTATGCAGGGGCGTGTCCTGCTGGAGCCTGAGCCGGAACGTTATTCATCTTTCGCCAGTGGTGCCGTACCGGCGGCATCACAACCGCTGGCGGATGATCCTGCCGTTCGGGCCGTGTTCCGCAATGAGGCAGTGATCCGTCGTGCTGGTGGCGTGGAATGTCTTGAAAGCTGGTTACTTCGTGAAAAAGGCTGCCAGTGGCCTCATTCCGACTGGCACAGCGAGAACATGACAACAATGCGACACGCGCCGGGCGCAATCCGTCTGTGCTGGCACTGCGATAACCAGCTGCGCGATCAGTTCACGGAACGGCTGGAATCAATGGCAACGGATAACTGTGCCCGCTGGGTGTTGTCTGTTGTGCGTCGGGATCTCGGTTTTGATGATAGTCACGTTGTGACAATGCCGGAACTGTGCTGGTGGCTGATTCGTAATGACCTGGCGGATGCCTTACCGGAAAGTGCAGCCCGTAAGGCACTGAGATTACCAAAGCCTGTTGTGCCGTCTGTCACCCGGGAAAGTGACCTTGTGCCTTCGGTTCCTGCCACCAGCATCATCCAGGATAAGGCAAAAAAGGTGCTGGCGCTGAAAGTGGATCCGGAGTCGCCGGAGTCTTTTATGTTACGCCCAAAACGTCGCCGCTGGGTTAATGAAAAGTACACGCGTTGGGTTAAGACACAGCCGTGTGCATGTTGTGGAAAGCCCGCTGATGATCCCCACCACCTGATAGGTCACGGTCAGGGTGGAATGGGTACTAAAGCGCATGACCTCTTTGTGTTGCCTTTGTGCAGAAAGCATCACGACGAGCTGCATGCGGATACCGTGGCATTTGAAGAGAAGTATGGCTCCCAGCTGGAGCTGATATTTCGTTTTATCGATCGTGCGCTGGCAATTGGCGTGCTGGCCTGATTTTGTGGAGAACGTTGATGCGTGATATTCAAATGGTTCTTGAACGTTGGGGGGCATGGGTGGCAAATAATCACGAGGATGTCACTTGGTCGTCTATTGCTGCAGGATTTAAAGGACTAATCCCTTCAAAAGTAAAATCCCGCCCGCAATGTTGTGACGATGATGCGATGATCATTTGTGGGTGCATGGCTCGCCTGAAAAAGAACAACAGCGATTTGCACGATTTATTAGTGGATTATTATGTAGGTGGTATGACGTTTATGGCGCTTGCCCGTAAACATGGGCGTTCTGATTGCTGGGTTGGGCGTTTATTGCAAAAGGCTGAAGGTGTAGTTGATGGCATGTTAATGATGTTAGAAATTGAGCTAGAGATGGATCGTTAGAAGACCTCTTATTGAGGGGGTAATTGAATCAGTTTAATGTGTGGGGAGTCGATTTATTCTCCCCATTTTATTTAATTAATTTACTTAAGGTTTTAATTCATCAAGACGTTGTTGGATAGTGTTTTTGCTTGCGTTGTCTGTTATAGCCATTTGTTGTACTTGCCCCATTGCCATTTGAGTTTCCATCCACATATCGGCCCACACTTTTGTATCGTTATTAACTTGAGCGATAGTAAATCTGACTTTTGATACCGGGGTTGTTGAATAGGCATTGCCGATTAACATTTGTCCAAAAACAGCAGACCCGCCTTCCAGTTCTTTACCACATATAACACTGCTGTTATCAGCGTTGTAAATTATCAACCCTCTACTATTGCAGTAATTCAAAAGGGCATCTTTGACTTTATCTTTTGTCGTATTTTGATAAACCCCCTCAGGTTTTCCTGATTGAGTTTTCTTTATCAATGGTACGGAAGAAGTACAACCTGAAATGATAGTTGCGCTAAGTAATAGTACAGTCATTTTATTCATGTTTCTTATCCATTGTTAAGGGCATACCTACACAATTATTTTTATTGGAGATGAATAATCAACCGTTTACAATCGTAAAAAATCAAATATGCTGTTAAGAGTGGTTACTTCGCCACACAACTTAAACCCGCCGCTGAGCGGTTTTTTTGTACCTGTAAACTTGGTGCAGTACAGTAAACACGCTGGTGGTCGTGAATACTGACCTTTTATCTTGCTGGCTTTTTAGACAAGAGTTATTGGTATGTCATGTTAACCAGAAGGGAAAAAGACATGCTAAAACAGCAAGATATGACAGAAACCGCCGCCGCAGTCCTTCATTTCTTACCTGCTGACAAGTGGGTAACGCCACGCATGATGACGAGAACTACCGGAGTAAGCGAAGCCCGGTGCCAGTTAATACTGACTCAGTTAGTTCTGGCGGGTCTGGCGAAGGATAACGGCGGGTACGGGAATAAATTCAGACGCTGCCAGTAATGGCGGTTTCCTGCTGTGAAAATGGGCGGCTGGTGGGTGTTGGTAGCACCTGCCAGCCATTCGCTCATGCTTACTGGTCACAAGCGAACCACGGCCCACTGCTTTAGCGCAAAAGCAGAGTGAGCCTACCAGAGTTACGCTTACTGATCCATGAAAAATACTGTAAAAATAAACAGTGTTGATTTAATCAACGCTGATTGCCTGCATTTTATTCAGTCCCTGCCTGATGATTCCATTGACCTGATTGTTACCGATCCGCCGTACTTCAAGGTGAAACCCAACGGTTGGGACAATCAGTGGAAAGGGGACGAAGATTACCTTAAGTGGCTGGACCACTGTCTGGCCCAGTTCTGGCGGGTGTTAAAACCTGCCGGAAGCCTTTACCTGTTCTGTGGGCATCGCCTGGCATCTGATATTGAGATCATGATGCGTGAACGTTTCAACGTGCTTAACCATATCATCTGGGCGAAGCCGTCCGGACGTTGGAATGGGTGTAATAAAGAAAGTCTGCGCGCATATTTTCCTGCCACAGAGCGCGTTCTGTTTGCTGAACATTACCAGGGGCCATATCGCGGCAAAAGTGACGGCTATGCGGCAAAAGAAAGGGCACTCAAACAGCACATAATGGCACCGCTGATATCGTATTTCAGGGATGCTCGTGCCGAACTGGGTATAACGGCAAAACAAATTGCCGAAGCCACAGGTAAGAAAAATATGGTTTCCCACTGGTTTGGTGCCAGTCAGTGGCAGTTGCCGAATGAGGCTGACTATCGGAAGTTACAGGCACTGTTTTCCCGTATAGCGGCAGAGAAGTTTCAGGAACAACAACTGGAACAACCACACCACCAGCTGGTGGCAGCTTATGATTCACTGAATCGCAAATATTCTGAATTGCTGGATGAGTTTAAATCTCTCCGGCGCTATTTCTCCGTATCAGTCTCCGTGCCTTATACCGATGTCTGGATGCATAAACCCGTTCAGTTCTACCCGGGTAAACATCCGTGTGAGAAACCTGCGGATATGCTCCGGCAAATAATCAATGCCAGTAGTCGACCTGGTGATCTGGTTGCTGATTTTTTTATGGGATCCGGTTCCACAATAAAAGCAGCAATGGCGCTGGGGCGTCGGGCCTTAGGTGTTGAGCTTGAGTCAGAGCGGTTTAACCAGACAGTGAAAGAGATAAACGAGCTGGTGGGGAAATAATCTGGTGGCCACGTAGGTGGCCTTTTTATTTCCATTACACAGCACCCGCATCTGCGAGGTGGGGTTATGAAATCCATGGATAAGTTAACAACGGGTGTCGCCTATGGCACCTCAGCAGGTAGTGCCGGGTACTGGTTTTTACAGTTGCTCGATAAAGTCACGCCCTCACAGTGGGCGGCAATAGGTGTGCTAGGTAGTCTGGTATTTGGCTTGCTGACGTATCTGACAAACCTTTATTTCAAGATTAAAGAAGATAAGCGTAAGGCTGCGAGAGGTGAATAATGTCGCCATCATTACGCAAGGCTGTTGCTGCTGCTATTGGTGGTGGGGCTGTTGCCATAGCGTCTGTGCTCATCACTGGTCCGAGTGGTGACGATGGCCTGGAAGGTGTCAGCTACATACCATACAAAGATATCGTTGGCGTATGGACTGTATGTCACGGACACACCGGAAAAGACATCATGCTAGGTAAAACGTATACCGAAGCAGAATGCAAAGCCCTCCTGAATAAAGACCTTGCCACGGTCGCCAGACAAATTAACCCGTACATCAAAGTCGATATACCGGAAACAACGCGCGGCGCTCTTTACTCGTTCGTCTACAACGTGGGTGCTGGCAATTTCAGAACATCGACGCTTCTTCGCAAAATCAACCAGGGCGATATCAAAGGCGCATGTGACCAGCTACGTCGCTGGACATACGCTGGCGGTAAGCAATGGAAAGGCCTGATGACTCGTCGTGAGATTGAGCGTGAAGTCTGTTTGTGGGGGCAACAATGAGCAGAGTAACCGCGATTATCTCCGCTCTGGTTATCTGCATCATCGTCTGCCTGTCGTGGGCGGTCAATCATTACCGTGATAACGCCATCGCCTACAAAGAACAGCGTGATAAAAAAGTCAGTGAGCTGAAGCAGGCGACCGCCACCATCGCTGACATGCAGCAGCGTCAGCGTGATGTTGCTGCGATCGATGCAAAATACACGAAGGAGTTAGCCGATGCGAAAACTGAAAATGAAACTCTGCGCGCTGATGTTGCCGCTGGTCGTAAGCGCCTGCGGGTCAATGCCAGTTGCTCCGCAGCCGTGCGTGAAGCCACCGGACCCACCAGCATGGATAATGCAACCAGCCCCCGACTGGCAGACACCGCTGAACGGGATTATTTCACCCTCAGAGAACGGTTGATGACGATGCAGAAGCAACTGGAAGGGGCGCAGGAATATATCCGCACCCAGCGCATTAAGTAGCTGGAGAAAAAACACGAATCTGTGGTTTTTACTGAGCGCGGTGTACACGGTGGAACATATGGCGGGAAGTTTGTTGCTTATGATTATGCAGCATGGCTAAACCCCGGATTTAAATATGCAGCCTATAAAGTCCTGGATGACTACTTCACCGGAGAACTTCAGCATCGCAACAGCTTAAGTGCGCAGCTCAATATGAAGTGTCATGAGTTTGATCAGAAAAAAGATATGGCGAGCTTCTGTGGACAAGGGCTGGCGGCATGGCGCTATACGAAGCCAGTGTTGGTCGCTGAGATTAACTCCCTGGCTAACCAGCTGCAGATAACGATCCCCGGGCTGTCCGGTATTTGCCGGTATGAAATTACCGGAAGGCGCGGTCGTTACTGAGTAAGAGCAGGCATTACAGCAGCCCTTCACTGAGGGGCTGCGATAATGTGAGGAATAAAAAACCGGCAGGGGAAATCCATTGAAGATTTGCCGGTGGCAAAAGATGGCCATGCTTTTAACCTTAGTAGCAGAGCTACGGAGTTCAACAACGACCGTCGCCGTTATCTTGCTGAAAGGCGTTTCAATGATTTTCATCAATTTATTCATCAGCAATGGTGATAATCACTCTCATTTTGGCGGGTCCTTCCGGTGGGGTGGCCTGCCACGGGGCGGGAGCGTCGCGGAAAAAGGCTAGTTTTTGAAATTTCATTCGTCATCACCACCACTGTAATAGATTGATATTACAGTGGTTTTATTTTTATGGTGTCGATTTTGATTGTTTTTTGTTCATCACTAACACCGTTTGCCTAAAGTTGTTCGCAAGATGCATGTTTAAAACATTCTGGAGCGGGTATGGATCGAGAGTTAAAAAATCTGACGCTGAATATCAGTCAACTGGCGGCACTGTCAGGTGTACATCGCCAGACTGCTGCGGCAAGGCTGCAAAATCTACCCGTTGCAGGGGGGCATGAAAGCAACCTCAAGCTTTATCGGGTGGTTGATATTGTGTCGGCATTTCTGGCATTGCCACCGCCGGTTGCAGAAGGCGAAATGGACGCGCATGAGCGCAAAGCCTGGTATCAGTCTGAACGTGAGCGTCTTAAGTTCGAACAGGAAACGGCACAACTCATTCCGGCCAGTGATGTCAGACGGGAGTTTGCCATCTGGGCAAAAGCGGTCGTGCAGGTGCTGGAGACATTACCGGATATTCTGGAACGTGACTGCGGTCTGCAGCCTGCCGCTGTGAGCCGTGTTCAGTCCATTATTGATGATCTGCGCGATCAGATAGCCCTGCGGGTGACTGAAGCAGGTGCGGATGATGAGGAGGAATTACAGCAGGAGGAGTAATGCTGAATCAGGAAACCGCAAAGGCAGCACGAACCGATTCAGGTTATATCCTTCGCGCACCGAGACGAATGCTGGTTGCTGATGCCGTTGCTCAGTATATGCGGGTGCCCATGGGGGCAGGGAACTCAGTCCCGTGGGATCCGCTGGTGGCACCGTATGTTATTGAGCCGATGAACTGCCTGGCCTCGCGTGAATACGACGCAGTGATATTTGTTGGCCCGGCACGAACCGGCAAGACTATCGGCCTGATTGACGGCTGGGTGATTTACAACGTGATTTGCGATCCTGCTGATATGCTGATCATTCAGATGACGGAGGAAAAAGCCCGCGAACACTCCAAAAAACGACTCGCCAGAACGTTTCGCGTCAGCCCGGAAGTGGTCAGTCGCCTGAGTCCGAACAAAAATGACAACAACGTTTATGACAGAACATTCCTTGCTGGTAACTACCTGAAAATCGGCTGGCCGTCAGTCAATATCATGTCCTCATCAGATTATAAATGCGTCGCGCTGACGGATTATGACCGTTTTCCGGAAGATATTGATGGCGAGGGGGATGCTTTCTCTCTTGCCTCAAAACGTACCACCACATTTATGTCCAGCGGTATGACGCTGGTGGAGAGTTCCCCCGGCAGGGATGTGAAGGATGTGAAATGGCGACGGACTTCACCGCATGAGGCTCCACCAACCACGGGGATCCTGTCGCTCTATAACCGTGGCGATCGCCGTCGCTGGTACTGGCCCTGTCCACACTGTGGTGAGTATTTTCAGCCCTGCGGCGATGTGGTTGCTGGTTTCCGTGATATTGCCGATCCCGTGCTGGCAAGTGAGGCGGCTTATATTCAGTGTCCTTCCTGTTCAGGACGGATTATGCCTGAACAAAAACGTGAGCTGAACGGACGTGGGGTCTGGTTGCGGGATGGTGAATCCATCAATGCGGATGGCAGTCGTTATGGTGATCCCCGACGCTCACGTATTGCGTCATTCTGGATGGAGGGTCCGGCAGCTGCTTACCAGACACTCTCGCAACTCGTTTACAAACTGCTTACTGCAGAACAGGAATACGAGACAACCGGAAGTGAAGAAACACTCAGGGCGGTTATCAATACCGACTGGGGATTACCTTATCTTCCCCGCGCCAGCATGGAGCAACGAAAAAGTGAACTGCTTGAGCAGCGGGCAGAGCCAGTTCCTTCCCGCAGTGTGCCGGATGGCGTTAATTTCCTTGTGGCGACAGTGGATGTGCAGGCGGGACGTCATCGCCGTTTTGTGGTTCAGGTAACGGGCTATGGCAGCCGTGGCGAACGCTGGATTATTGATCGTTACAACATCACGCAGTCATTGCGCGGTGACAGCGACGGGGAGAGCCAGCGAATTGATCCGGCCAGCTATCCGGAAGACTGGGATGTCCTGCTGACGGATGTTTTTCATAAAAGCTGGCCGCTGGCCTCCGATCCTTCTCAACAAATGCGACTGATGGCAATGGCGGTGGACTCCGGCGGTGAAGACGGGGTCACTGATAATGCCTATAAATTCTGGCGTCGTTGCCGTCGTGATGGCCTTGGTAAACGTATTTACCTGTTTAAGGGCGACAGCATCCGGCGCGCAAAACTGATCACCCGTACATTCCCTGATAACACCGGACGAACGGGCCGACGGGCGCAGGCCGCAGGTGATGTGCCGCTCTGGCTTCTTCAGACGGATGCACTGAAAGACCGAGTGAATAACGCGTTATGGCGTGACTCGCCAGGTCCCGGCTATGTGCATTTCCCTGACTGGCTGGGGAGCTGGTTTTACGACGAACTGACGTATGAAGAGCGGAGCAGTGACGGGAAATGGAGTAAGCCGGGTCGCGGTGCCAACGAAGCTTTTGACCTGATGGTGTATGCCGAGGCTCTGGTCATTCTGCATGGATACGAAAAGATCCGCTGGCCGGATGCACCGGAGTGGGCGAGCCGGGAAACCTGGCTGGAGTGTGTCCAGGACAGTACCGAACCGTCATCCTCACCGGAACCGGTATCCACGCCTGTTAAAAAACAAAAACGGAAGAAAACAGTAACTGACGATGTTAACCCCTGGCTGACTTCCGGAGGATGGTTATGAACCAGAATGATATCGAAGCCATGATTCAGCGTTATATGGAAGCTGAAATGGCGGTGCTGGACGGAAAATCCGTCACCTTTAATGGTCAGCAGATGACCATGGAAAACTTATCTGAGATCCGGCAGGGACGGCAGGAGTGGGAGCGCCGCCTTGCGGCTCTGATTACACGACGACGGGGGCATCCCGGGTACCGGCTGGCGAGGTTCTGATGGCAATTCTTGATGATGTGATTGGCGTTTTTTCACCTGGATGGAAAGCGGCAAGGCTGCGTTCCCGTGCGGTGATCCAGGCTTATGAAGCCGTAAAAACGACGCGGACACACAAAGCCCGACGGGAGAACCGAACTGCCGACCAGCTAAGCCAGTACGGGGCCGTGTCGTTACGTGAGCAGGCCCGTTACCTTGATAACAACCACGATCTGGTTATTGGTGTATTTGACAAGCTGGAAGAACGGGTGGTGGGGAAAAACGGGATTATTGTCGAGCCACATCCGGTATTACGCAATGGGGCCATTGCCCGTGATCTGGCAGCGGAGATTCGCACCCGATGGAGTGAATGGTCTGTCAGCCCGGAAGTCACCGGGCAGTTTACCCGTCCGATGCTGGAACGTCTGATGCTGCGTACCTGGCTGCGCGATGGTGAGGTGTTTGCCCAGATGGTTTCCGGGCGCATAAACAGCCTGACGCCTTCTGCCGGTGTTCATTTCTGGCTGGAGGCGCTCGAGCCAGACTTTATTCCCATGACCAGTGATGAGAGCAACAGGCTGAATCAGGGCGTGTTTGTTGATGACTGGGGGCGTCCCGAAAAATATCTGGTGTATAAAAGCCGTCCCGTATCCGGACGGCAGATGGAAACCAAAGAAGTGGATGCAGAGCGAATGCTGCATCTTAAATTTGTTCGCCGTCTGCACCAGATGCGCGGGACGTCTTTGTTGTCCGGTGTGCTGATCCGCCTCAGTGCCCTGAAAGATTATGAAGATTATGAGCTGACTGCAGCAAGGATCGCCGCTGCTCTGGGGATGTACATCCGCAAAGGCGACGGGCAGAGCTATGAACCGGATGGTAATGGCAGCAAGGATAAGGAACGCGAGCTTACCATTCAGCCAGGCATTATTTACGACGATCTGAAACCCGGCGAAGAAATCGGAATGGTGAAGTCGGATCGCCCCAATCCTAACCTTGAAACTTTTCGTAATGGTCAGTTGCGTGCCGTGGCGGCGGGCAGTCGTCTGAGTTTTTCCAGTACAGCGCGCAACTATAACGGCACTTACAGCGCCCAGCGTCAGGAGCTGGTTGAATCTACTGATGGCTACCTGATCCTGCAGGACTGGTTTATTGGTGCCGTCACCCGCCCGATGTATCGTGCATGGCTGAAACAGGCTGTGGCATCCGGTGTTATCAGGCTACCCCGCGATCTTGACCGTTCTTCACTGTATACCGCGGTGTATTCCGGACCAGTGATGCCGTGGATTGACCCTGTTAAGGAGGCTGAGGCCTGGAAAATCCAGATTCGTGGTGGAGCGGCGACAGAATCAGACTGGGTACGTGCTGGTGGTCGTAATCCGGATGATGTCAAACGTCGGCGCAAGGCCGAAATTGATGAAAACCGCAAGCTGGATCTGGTATTTGATACCGATCCGGCCAGTGATAAAGGAGGCAGTAGTGCCGCAACGAAACGACAGGAGCCGCAGCACACCGACGACCAGTCCGAAGATTAATTCCTGGTTCAGGATGCAGGCTGGTCACCAGAGTGACGCGGATATTTATATTTATGACGAGATTGGTTTCTGGGGTGTTACAGCGAAGCAGTTTATCAGTGATCTGAATGCACTGGGCGATATCACCCACATTAATCTCCATATTAATTCACCGGGTGGCGATGTCTTTGAAGGCATCGCCATTTTTAATGCGCTGAAAACACATGGTGCGTCCATTACCGTTTATGTCGACGGTGTGGCGGCGTCAATGGCGTCGGTCATTGCGATGGTGGGAAACCCGGTCATTATGCCGGAAAACACCTTCATGATGATTCATAAACCATTTGGCTTTACGGGCGGTGATGCGGAGGACATGCGCACCTATGCCGACCTGCTCGATAAGGTTGAGGCGGTTCTGTTACCCGCTTATGCACAGAAAACCGGGAAAACCACCGATGAAATTGCTGCCATGCTGGCGGATGAGACCTGGATGTCCGGTGCCGAATGTCTGGCACAGGGATTTGCTGATCAGGTGACGCCAGCCGTTAAGGCAATGGCATGTATTCAGTCAAAACGTACAGAGGAATTTAAAAAGATGCCGGAATCCATTCGAAACATGATTACTCCGCCACGCAACAGTGCTCCACGCGTACAGGATGATGAACCTGCAGCCTCCCGGACGCCAGTGCAGGCAGCAGCACCCGTGGTGGATGAAAACAGTATCCGTGCGCAGGTACTGGCAGAGCAAAAAGCGCGTGTAAACGGTATTAATGATCTGTTTGCCATGTTTGGCGGGCGTTATCAGACGCTGCAGGCTCAGTGTCTTGCCGATCCTGAATGTTCGCTGGAGCAGGCCCGCGAAAAGCTGTTGAACGAGATGGGGCGCGAGTCCACGCCATCCAATAAAAATACCCCGGCTCATATTTATGCCGGAAACGGTAATTTTGTGGGGGACGGGATCCGCCAGGCGCTGATGGCGCGTGCCGGATTTGAAAAAACCGAACGTGATAATGTCTACAACGGGATGACCCTGCGTGAATATGCCCGTATGTCACTGACTGAACGGGGTATTGGGGTTTCCAGTTATAACCCGATGCAGATGGTCGGTGCGGCGTTCACACACAGTACGTCTGACTTCGGTAATATTCTGCTGGATGTTGCGAACAAAGCCATTCTGCAGGGCTGGGAAGATGCCCCTGAAACCTATGAACAGTGGACGCGGAAAGGTCAGTTGTCTGATTTTAAAATTGCCCATCGTGTGGGTATGGGGGGCTTCAGTGCTCTGCGTCAGGTGCGTGAAGGGGCGGAATATAAATACGTCACCACCGGAGATAAACAGGCCACTATTGCACTGGCGACCTATGGCGAGCTGTTCAGTATCACCCGTCAGGCCATTATCAATGATGATCTGAATATGCTGACCGATGTCCCGATGAAACTGGGCCGTGCGGCGAAATCCACTATTGCCGATCTGGTTTATGCCATTCTGACGTCTAACCCGAAAATCTCCACAGATAATGTAAGTCTGTTCGATAAAGCGAAACATGCAAACGTACTGGAGAGCGCTGCAATGGACGTGGCATCGCTGGATAAAGCCCGCCAGTTGATGCGCGTTCAGAAAGAGGGGGAGCGTCATCTGAATATTCGTCCTGCGTTCGTACTGGTACCGACGGCGATGGAGTCTGTTGCTAACCAGGTCATTCGCTCCTCAAGTGTCAAGGGGGCTGACATTAACGCCGGTATTATTAACCCGGTGAAAGATTTTGCGACCGTTATTGCAGAGCCCCGTCTTGATGATAACAGCCAGACCACCTTCTACCTGGCTGCGTCAAAAGGCTCCGATACGATTGAAGTGGCTTATCTCAACGGTGTGGATACGCCATATATTGATCAGATGGAGGGCTTCAGTGTGGATGGCGTGACAACGAAAGTGCGTATTGACGCCGGTGTCGCGCCAGTTGATCACCGCGGTCTGGTGAAATGTACGGCGTAAACGTCGCAGACAACAACTCTGATGGCCCGTAAGGGCTTTTTTTGTACCTGAAATCAGCCCCTGAACGGGGCTGTGCGGAGACAGTTATGGCAAAGAATTTTGTAGAAGAAGGAAAAACGGTGGCGATTGTTGCCAGTGCAGCCATCAGCAGCGGAGACCTGGTGCAGGTGGGTGATGTTTTTGCGGTGGCGCTGACCGATATTCCACAGGGTGAAACAGGCGACGGCCTGACCGAAGGTGTGTTTATGCTGCCTAAGCTGAAAACGGATGACATGAAAACGGGTAAGAAGGTTTATCTGAAGTCCGGAAAAGTTCAGCTGACTAACAGCGGCTCTGATCCGCTGGTCGGGGTTGTCTGGGCAGATGCCGGAACCAGTGCAGAAGAAGTGCCGGTAAAACTCAATGTCTGATCCCTTTTCCCGGCTGGCAGCGCGTATGGATGCGATCACGGTCAGAAAGATGGGAAAGACAGCCTCGATTAATGATGTCGATATGACTGTGATCCCGGGAGAAACACTGGCAGAGCTGAATGCTTTGTCCGGACCTGCGGTCTCTCTGGTGGTGTTTTCTTCGGGATACCGCCCACGGCGCGGGGATCGCGTTGTTTATGACGGACAACATTGGACGGTCACACGGCATGAACGCTTTAACGGTAAGCCAATGATCTTTATTGAGTAAAGAGGTGTGGGATGAAGGGGCTTGAGAATGCCATCCGCAATCTGAACAGCCTTGATACCCGTATGGTGCCACAGGCCAGCGCATGGGCGATAAACCGTGTGGCACAGAAAGCGGTCTCGGTTGCCACCCGGCAGGTTGCCGGGAATACCGTTGCGGGAGATAACCAGGTGAAAGGGATACCCCTGAAACTGGTACGTCAGCGTGTCCGGGTGTTTAAAGCCAGTCCGTCAGGAAAAATGACGGCCAGGATCCGCGTTAACCGGGGCAATCTGCCTGCCATTAAGCTGGGGACCGCCCGGGTCAGACTGACCCGGCGTGGTGGAAAACTGCAGTACCGTGGCAGCGTGCTGAAGGTGGGTAAATATCTTTTCCGGGATGCGTTTATTCAGCAACTGGCGAATGGTCGCTGGCATGTGATGCGGCGTATTGATGGCAAAAATCGTTACCCCATTGATGTGGTGAAAATCCCTCTGTCCGGACCGCTGACACAGGCATTTGAAGATGCCCGCGACCGCATCATTGCTGCGGAAATGCCGAAACAGCTGGGGTATGCACTGAAACAACAACTGAGGTTATGGCTGACCCGATGAATCGACATACACAAATCCGCCAGGTCGTACTGGCACGCCTTCGGGAACAGTGTGGAGACAGCGCCACGTTTTTTGACGGGCTTCCGGCATTTGTTGATGCGCAGGAACTGCCTGCCGTGGCGGTGTGGCTGAGTGATGCTCAGTACACCGGAAAAATGACGGATGAAGATGACTGGCAGGCTGTTCTGCATATTGCTGTCTTCATCCGGGCACAGGCACCGGATTCAGAGCTGGATATGTGGATGGAGAGCACCATTTTCCCGGCCCTGAATGATGTACCGGCACTTTCCGGACTCATCGACACCCTGATCCCACTCGGTTTTAACTATCAACGTGATAATGAGATGGCCACCTGGGCGATGGCGGAAATCACGTACCAGATCACGTACACGAATTAAGGAGGTGGTAATGACCACACCAAATCCACTGGCAAAAACGAAAGGTGCGGGAACGACGTTCTGGATGTATACCGGCAACGGCGATGCGTTTGCGAACCCTTTGTCGGACACTGACTGGTTGCGTCTTGCGATGGTGAAGGATCTACAACCTGGCGAAATGACCGCTGATGCAGAAGATGACACTTATCTCGATGATGAAGATGCAGACTGGAAAACGACAACCCAGGGGCAGAAATCAGTCGGTGATACTTCGGCGACGCTGGCCTGGCGTCCGGGTGACAGCGGGCAGAAAAAACTGGTTCAGTTGTTCGACTCCGGTGAAGTCTGCGCGTTTCGTATCAAATATCCCAACGGCACTGTTGATGTTTTCCGTGGCTGGCTGAGTTCACTGGGTAAAACCATTGCCTCAAAAGACGTGATGACCCGCACTGTGAAAATCAGCGGTGTGGGGCGTCCGTATCTGGCAGAGGAAGGCACTGAAACAGTGAGCGTTACCGGGCTGACGGTGGCACCGGCATCTGCCAGTGTAAAAGTGGGAGCAACCACCACGCTGACCTTTACAGTAAAACCTGACGGAGCCAGTGACAAAGCGATCAGTGTGCATTCGTCAGATCCACAGACTGCCACGGTGACCCTGAACGGGCTTGTAGCCACGGTGAAAGGCGTGAAGCAGGGCAGTGTCAGCATTGTGGGCATGACCGCTGACGGGAATTTTGTGGCTGTGGCTGCGGTGACTGTCAGCGCCGCAGGTTAACAGGACGATACTCATCATTTGCCCCGGTTATCCGGGGCTTTTTTGCAGGTGGAGAACATGATGTTTCTGAAACAGGGCACGTTTAATTATGAAAAACAGTCCGTGGTGCTCAGTGAGCTGTCCGGGCTGCAGAGAATTGAATATCTGGCGTTTGTTCAGCAGCGAACGGCAAAGTTTGATGCCGGTGAGGGAGAACTGCCGGAGGCTGAACGACAGATTGCTTTTCTGCGGATGGGGATGGATATCAATGCCTGGCTGGTTTCCCGCTCACTGTGGAATGCGGATCAGTCTAAGGATGTAGAGACGCTTTGCGCATCCGTTATTACAACATGGTCGTATGATGCCCTGGGTGCGGGGGCGGAGATGGTTCTGTCGCTGAGCGGTATGGGGGCCATTGATAATGCCGGGGATGATGAGCATGAGGCGCTGACGCCGGAAAAGTCCTGACGCGGGAAATGCAGTTTGTCATGCGGCTTGCCCGGGAGTTCCGGCGGGCAGACTGGCGGCGGATGCTGTCGGAAATGTCGGCCACTGAGCTTGGTGAGTGGGGCGATTATTTCCGGATGCAGAGCTTCAGTGATGTGTGGATGGATGCGCAGTTTGCCTCGCTGAAGGCATTGATCGTGAGAATGGTGTCCGGCAGCAGTGATGCTGCGGTGGCTGATTTCAGCCTTTTACCGGAAGAGAACGGGATACCGGAGCGAACGGACGAAGAACTGATGCATCTTGGGGAAGGTATTTCCGGAGGTGTGCGTTATGGACCAGATAGCCAACCTGGTCATTGATTTGGGGATTGATGCGGCAGAGTTTAAAAATGAAATCCCCCGTATCAAAAACCTTCTGAATGGTGCAGCCAGCGATGCAGAACGGTCTTCTGCCCGTATGCAGCGTTTTATGGAGCGTCAGACTCAGGCCGCCCGGCAGACAACGCAGGCGGCGTCTTCGGCTGCAACAGCCGCATCCGTCCATGCGCAGACAGTGGAGAAGAACGCACAGGCTCATGAACGCATGGCCCGCGAGGTGGAGAAAACCCGCCAGCGCATGGAGGCGCTGAGCCAGAAAATGCGCGAGGAACAGGCGCAGGCCATGGCTCTGGCGGAGGCTCAGGATAAAGCGGCTGCTGCGTTTTATCGTCAGATTGACAGTGTGAAACAGGCCAGTGCGGGGCTGCAGGAATTACAGCGTATTCAGCAGCAGATCCGACAGGCCAGAAACAGTGGCGGGATTGGTCAGCAGGATTATCTGGCGCTGATTTCTGAGGTTACGGCGAAAACCCGTGTTCTTACACAGGCTGAGGAAGAGGCTACCCGACAGAAAGTGGCGTTTATCCGTCAGCTTAAAGAGCAGGCAACCCGCCAGAATCTTTCTTCTTCTGAGTTGCTTCGTGCTAAGGCTGCCCAGCTGGGGGTAAGCAGTGCTGCAGAAGTGTATATCCGCAAAATGGAGCAGGCAGGAAAAGCCACGCATTCGCTGGGTCTGAAAAGTGCAGCGGCCCGTCAGGAGATAGGCGTTCTGATAGGTGAACTGGCCCGCGGAAATTTAGGTGCGCTGAGGGGATCCGGAATAACGCTGGCTAACCGTGCCGGGTGGATAGACACATTGATGTCACCGAAAGGCATGATGCTTGGCGGGGTTATTGGCGGTATTGCCGCGGCTGTCTATGGTCTGGGTAAAGCCTGGTATGACGGTCAGAAGGAGGGGGAAGAATTTAACCGCCAGCTGTCGCTGACGGGGCATTATGCCGGAGTCACTGCCGGGCAGCTGTGGACGCTCAGTCGTGCTATTTCCGGGAATGGTATCACGCAACATGCTGCAGCCGGTGCGCTGGCTCAGGTGGTGGGGAGTGGTGCATTTCGTGGAAACGATATCGGTATGGTGGCGAGAGCTGCCGCACAGATGGAGCGATCGGTTGGCCAGTCGATCAGCGATACCATAAATCAGTTTAAGCGGCTGAAGGATGATCCTGTAAATGCCGCGAAGGCTCTGGACAATGAGCTGCATTTTCTTACTGCCACTCAGCTTGAGCAGATACGTGTCCTTGGGGATCAGGGACGGTCCAGTGATGCTGCACGGATAGCCATGTCTGCACTGGCAGAGGAAACCGGTCGGCGTACTGCGGATATTGATAATAACCTCAATGCGCTTGGTAGTACGCTGAAGTATCTGTCTGATTTGTGGAGTCGTTTCTGGGATGCGGCCATGAATATTGGTCGTGAAGACTCGCTGGATGAACAAATTGCCGCTTTACAGGAGAAAGTGTCGCGGGCGAAAAGACTCCCCTGGACGGCATCATCTTCTCAGGTTGAATACGATCAGCAGCGTCTTAACGATCTTCAGGAGAAAAAACGCCAGAAGGATTTGCAGGATGCAAAAGAGCAGGCAGAGCGGAATTATCAGGAGCAACAGAAACGCCGTAATGCTGAAAATGCTGCACTGAACCGGATGAATGAAACTGAAGCAGCACGGCATCAGCGTGAAATTGCGCGTATTAATGCCATGCAGTACGCCGATCAGGCTGTCAGGGATGCGGCGATACAACGTGAAAATGAACGTTACGAGAAAGCCCTGGCATCCGGTAAGAAAAAAACACGCGAAACCCGTAATGATGAGGCCACCCGGTTATTGCTGCAGTACAGTCAGCAACAGGCACAGGTGGAAGGGCAGATTGCTGCTGCAAGACAGTCAGCAGGCATTGCCACTGACAGGATGACAGAAGCGCATAAACAGCTTCTGGCTCTGCAGCAGCGCATCAGCGACCTGGACGGGAAAAAACTGACGGCAAATGAAAAGAGTGTGCTTGCCCGTAAAGATGAACTGATTCAGGCATTGACGCTGCTGGATGTAAAACAGCAGGAGCTTCAGAAACAGACGGCACTCAACGAGCTGAAGAAAAAAACAATTCAGCTGACCAGTCAACTGGCTGAAGAAGAGCGCGCTCAGCGTCAGCAACATGACCTGGATATCGCCACGGTGGGTATGGGTGATCAGCAGCGGCAGCGATATCAGGTACAACTGAGTCTTCGCCAGAAATACCAGCAACAGCTGGAGCAGTTGAGGCGGGATAGTGAGCAGAAAGGGACATATAACACGGATGACTACAGAAAGGCCGAGCAGGCGCTGACGGAGAGCCTGAACCGACAACTGAATGAGAATCGCCGTTACTGGCAACAGCTTGAAATTGCTCAGGGTGACTGGAAAAACGGAGTCCTGCGTGCACTCCAGAATGTCACTGAGAATGCGGATAACACAGCCGGGACAGTGGAACAGTTGTTCACGTCTGCGTTCAGTAGCATGAGTGACTGGCTGGCGACATTCTGTACTACAGGCAAACTCAATTTCAAATCCTTCACCTCTTCTGTGCTGTCAGATATGTCCAGAATCATGGCTCAGATAGCTTTAATGAAAGCGGTAAAAGGCATTGCTTCCGCGCTGCCTTTTGATTTTGTAGCTAATGCTGATGGCGGTGTTTATCAGTCGGCTGATTTGAGTCGCTACAGTGGCACGGTGGTTAACCGTCCGACGTTTTTTGCTTTTGCAAAAGGCGCGGGTGTGATGGGGGAAGCTGGGCCTGAAGCCATTCTGCCACTGCGTCGTGGTGCTGACGGTAAGCTGGGGGTTGTGGCGGATATTGGTGGTTCAGGTATGGCGATGTTTGCCCCGCAGTACAACATCGAGATCAATAACGATGGCACGAACGGGCAGATAGGTCCGGCTGCCCTGAAGGTGGTTTATGACCTTGGGAAAAAAGCGGCAGCGGACTTTATGCAACAGCAGGCCCGTGATGGTGGTCGGTTAAGTGGAGCATATCGGTAATGGAGACGTTTCACTGGAAAGTGCGCCCGGATATGAATGTGGTATCAGAGCCGAAAGTGGTGACAGTGAAGCTGGGCGATGGTTATGAACAGCGTCGTGCGGCGGGACTGAATAACCAGTTGTCGACTTACAGCGTGACGATACGTGTTCGTAAATGTGAACACCCATCTTTAAAAGCCTTTCTGGAACGGCACGGTGGCGTCCGCGCATTTCAGTGGACGCCACCTTATGACTGGAAGCCGATCAGGGTGGTTTGTCGTAAATGGTCGGCAAGCGTGGGGGCGCTGTGGGTAACCATAACGGCAGATTTTGAACAGGTCGTGGCATAGGAGGCCCTGATGCAGGATATTCCACAGGAAACACATCATGAGACGACACGCCTTACTCAGTCAGCCCAGGTGGTGCTCTGGGAAATCGATCTGACAGAGGTCGGTGGTGAACGTTATTTTTTCTGTAATGAGCAGAACGAAAAAGGTGAGCCGGTCACCTGGCAGGGGCGGCAGTATCAGGTATACCCTATTCAGGGGACGGGATTTGAACTGAACGGTAAGGGTAGTGCTGCCCGTCCGACACTGACGGTCTCTAACCTGCACGGCATGGTCACCGGGATGGTGGAAGACCTGCAGAGTCTGGTCGGCGGAACGGTGGTCAGGCGTAAGGTTTACGCCCGTTTTCTGGATGCGGTGAACTTCGTCAACGGAAACAGCGACGCCGATCCGGAGCAGGAGGTGATCAGCCGCTGGCGCATCGAGCAGTGCAGCGAACTGAGTGCGGTCAGTGCCTCCTTTGTACTGTCCACACCGACGGAAACGGATGGTGCCGTTTTTCCGGGGCGCATCATGCTGGCTAATACCTGCACCTGGACCTATCGCGGTGATGAGTGCGGTTATCACGGTCCGGCTGTCGCGGATGAATATGATCAGCCGACGTCCGATATCACGAAGGATAAATGCAGCAAATGCCTGAATGGCTGTAAGTTTCGCAATAACGTCGGCAACTTTGGCGGCTTCCTTTCCATTAACAAACTTTCGCAGTAAATCCCATGACACAGACAGAATCAGCGATTCTGGCGCACGCCCGGCGATGTGCGCCAGCGGAGTCGTGCGGCTTCGTGGTGAGAACGCCGGAAGGGGAAAGATATTTTCCCTGCGTGAATATCTCCGGGGAGCCGGAGGCGTATTTCCGGATGTCGCCGGAGGACTGGCTGCGGGCAGAGATGCAGGGTGAGATTGTGGCGCTGGTCCACAGCCACCCCGGTGGTCTGCCCTGGCTGAGTGAGGCCGACCGGCGGCTGCAGGTGCAGAGTGATTTGCCGTGGTGGCTGGTCTGCCGTGGGGAGATTCATAAATTCCGCTGTGTGCCGTATCTCACCGGGCGGCGCTTTGAGCACGGGGTGACGGACTGTTACACGCTGTTCCGGGATGCTTACCATCTGGCGGGGATTGAGATGCCGGATTTTCATCGCGAGGATGACTGGTGGCGTCACGGTCAGAATCTCTATCTGGATAATCTGGAGGCCACAGGGCTGTATCAGGTGCCGTTGTCAGCGGCGCAGCCGGGCGATGTGCTGCTGTGCTGTTTTGGTTCATCGGTGCCGAATCATGCCGCCATTTACTGCGGCGACGGTGAGCTGTTGCACCATATTCCTGAACAACTGAGCAAACGAGAGAGGTATACCGACAAATGGCAGCGACGCACACACTCCCTCTGGCGTCACCGGGCATGGCACGCATCTGCCTTTACGGGGATTTACAACGATTTGGCCGCCGCATCGACCTTCGTGTAAAAACGGGGGCTGAAGCCATCCGGGCGTTGTCCACACAGCTCCCGGCGTTTCGTCAGAAACTGAATGACGGCTGGTATCAGGTGCGCATTGCCGGGCGTGATGCAGGTGAAACCGAATTATCTGCCCGTCTTAATGAGCCGCTGGCAAATGGTGCCGTGATCCACATCGTGCCGCGTCTGGCGGGAGCTAAAAGTGGCGGTGTGTTTCAGGTGGTGCTGGGGGCGGCGCTGATTGCGGTGGCATGGTGGAACCCTGTGGGCTGGCTGGGTGCCGCGGCTGTATCGGGCATGTATGCGGCAGGGGCCAGTATGATCCTGGGTGGTGTGGCCCAGATGCTGGCACCGAAAGCCCGGACGCCCACAGCGACCAGCACGGATAACGGTAAGCAGAACACCTATTTCTCATCACTGGATAACATGGTTGCCCAGGGCAATGTTCTGCCTGTTCTGTACGGTGAAATGCGCGTGGGGTCTCGTGTGGTTTCTCAGGAGATCAGCACGGCAGATGAAGGGGACGGTGGTCAGGTTGTGGTGATTGGCCGCTGATGCAAAATATTTCATGTGAAACCGCCTCCGGGCGGTTTTGTCGTTTATGGAGCATGACGAATGGGCAAAGGAAGCAGTAAGGGGCATACCCCGCGCGAAGCGAAGGACAACCTGAAGTCCACGCAACTGCTGAGTGTGATTGATGCCATCAGCGAAGGGCCGATTGACGGTCCGGTGGATGGATTAAAAAGCGTGCTGCTGAACAGTACGCCGGTGCTGGACAGTGAGGGGAATACCAATATCTCCGGTGTCACGGTGGTGTTCCGGGCTGGTGAGCAGGAGCAGACTCCGCCGGAGGGATTTGAATCCTCCGGCTCCGAGACGGTGCTGGGTACGGAAGTGAAATACGACACGCCGATCACCCGGACCATCACGTCGGCAAACATTGACCGACTGCGTTTTACCTTCGGTGTGCAGGCACTGGTGGAAACCACCTCAAAGGGGGACAGGAATCCGTCGGAAGTCCGCCTGCTGGTTCAGATACAACGTAACGGTGGCTGGGTGACGGAAAAAGACATCACCATTAAAGGCAAAACCACCTCACAGTATCTGGCATCGGTGGTGGTGGGTAACCTGCCGCCGCGCCCGTTTAATATCCGGATGCGCAGAATGACGCCGGACAGCACCACAGACCAGCTGCAGAACAAAACGCTCTGGTCGTCATACACCGAAATCATCGATGTGAAACAGGGCTACCCGAACACGGCACTGGTCGGCGTACAGGTGGACTCGGAGCAGTTCGGCAGCCAGCAGGTGAGCCGTAATTATCATCTTCGCGGGCGCATTCTGCAGGTGCCGTCGAACTATAACCCGCAGACGCGGCAATACAGCGGTATCTGGGACGGAACGTTTAAACCGGCATACAGCAACAACATGGCCTGGTGTCTGTGGGATATGCTGACCCATCCGCGCTACGGCATGGGGAAACGTCTTGGTGCGGCGGATGTGGATAAATGGGCGCTGTATGTCATCGGCCAGTACTGCGACCAGTCAGTGCCGGACGGCTTTGGCGGCACGGAGCCGCGCATCACCTGTAATGCCTACCTGACCACACAGCGTAAGGCGTGGGATGTTCTCAGCGATTTCTGCTCGGCGATGCGCTGTATGCCGGTATGGAACGGGCAGACGCTGACGTTCGTGCAGGACCGACCGTCGGATAAGGTGTGGACCTATAACCGCAGTAATGTGGTGATGCCGGATGATGGCGCGCCGTTCCGCTACAGCTTCAGCGCCCTCAAGGACCGCCATAATGCCGTTGAGGTGAACTGGATTGACCCGGATAACGGCTGGGAGACGGCGACAGAGCTTGTGGAGGACACGCAGGCCATTCTCCGTTACGGTCGTAACGTCACGAAGATGGATGCCTTTGGCTGTACCAGCCGGGGGCAGGCACACCGCGCCGGGCTGTGGCTGATTAAAACGGAGCTGCTGGAGACGCAGACCGTGGATTTCAGCGTGGGTGCCGAAGGGCTTCGCCATGTGCCGGGTGATGTTATTGAAATCTGCGATGATGACTATGCGGGGATTAGCATCGGCGGGCGCGTGCTGGCGGTGAACAGCCAGACCCGGACGCTGACGCTCGACCGTGAAATCACGCTGCCATCCTCCGGTACCACGCTGATAAGCCTGGTTGACGGAAGTGGCAATCCGGTCAGCGTGGAGGTCCAGTCCGTCACCGACGGCGTGAAGGTGAAAGTGAGCCGTGTTCCTGACGGCGTTGCCGGATACAGCGTATGGGGGCTGAAGTTGCCGACGTTGCGCCAGCGCCTGTTCCGCTGCGTGAGTATCCGTGAGAACGACGACGGCACGTATGCCATCACCGCCGTGCAGCATGTACCCGAAAAAGAAGCCATCGTGGATAACGGGGCGCACTTTGACGGCGACCTGAGCGGCACGGTGAATGGCGTCACGCCGCCCGCGGTGCAGCACCTGACTGCCGAAGTCACCGCAGACAGCGGGGAATATCAGGTGCTGGCGCGCTGGGACACGCCGAAGGTGGTGAAGGGGGTGAGCTTCCTGCTTCGCCTGACCGTGGCAGCGGACGATGGCAGTGAGCGGCTGGTCAGTACGGCCAGGACGACGGAAACCACATACCGCTTCACGCAACTGGCGCTGGGGAACTACAGGCTGACTGTCCGGGCGGTAAATGCGTGGGGACAGCAGGGCGATCCGGCATCGGTATCGTTCCGGATTGCCGCACCGGCAGCGCCGTCTCGGATTGAGCTGACACCGGGCTATTTTCAGATAACCGCCACGCCGCATCTTGCGGTTTATGATCCGACGGTACAGTTTGAGTTCTGGTTCTCGGAAACGCGGATTACCGATATCAGGCAGGTTGAAACCACAGCCCGCTACCTTGGCACGGGGCTGTACTGGATAGCCGCCAGTATCAATATCAAACCGGGCCATGATTATTACTTTTATATCCGCAGTGTGAACACCGTTGGCAAATCGGCATTCGTGGAGGCCGTCGGTCGGGCGAGCGATGATGCGGAAGGTTACCTGGATTTTTTCAAAGGCAAGATAACCGAATCCCATCTTGGTAAAGAGCTACTGGAAAAAGTCGACCTGACGGAGGATAACGCCAGCAAACTGGAGCAGTTTTCGAAAGAGTGGAAGGATGCTAACGATAAGTGGAATGCCATGTGGGGCGTCAAAATTGAGCAGACCAAAGACGGCAAACATTATGTCGCGGGTATTGGCCTCAGCATGGAGGACACGGAGGAAGGCAAGCTGAGCCAGTTTCTGGTTGCCACTAACCGTATCGCGTTTATTGACCCGGCAAACGGGAATGAAACGCCGATGTTTGTGGCGCAGGGCAACCAGATATTCATGAACGACGTGTTCCTGAAGCGCCTGACGGCCCCCACCATTACCAGCGGTGGAAATCCACCGGCATTTTCCCTGACACCGGACGGAAAGCTGACTGCTAAAAATGCGGATATCAGTGGCAGTGTGAATGCGAACTCCGGGACGCTCAACAACGTCACGATTAATGAGAACTGTCAGATTAAGGGGAAACTGTCAGCCAATCAGATTGAAGGCGATATTGTCAAAACGGTCAGCAAGTCTTTCCCCCGCACGAACAGTTATGCCAGTGGCACCATCACGGTAAGAATCAGTGATGATCAGAAATTTGACCGGCAGGTCATGATACCGCCAGTGTTATTCCGCGGTGGTAAGCATGAGAATTTCAACAGTAATAACCAACAGTCATACTGGTATTCAACCTGCCGGTTAAGAGTGACCCGCAATGGTCAGGAGATTTTTAATCAGTCCACGACGGATGCTCAGGGCGTATTTTCCTCAGTTATAGATATGCCTGCCGGACAGGGGACGCTGACACTGACATTCACCGTATCTTCATCAGGAGCGAATAACTGGACACCAACAACCAGTATCAGCGATCTGCTGGTTGTGGTGATGAAAAAATCCACAGCAGGTATCAGTATCAGCTGAATTTTATAACCCAGAACGGGCGTCAGAAATGACGCCTTTTTTATTGCAGAAAAGCGAGAGGTAATTATGCGTAAACTTTATGCCGCCATTTTGTCCGCAGCCATTTGTCTGGCCGTATCCGGTGCGCCTGCATGGGCATCTGAACATCAGTCCACGCTGAGCGCGGGGTATCTTCATGCCCGGACCAACGTTCCCGGCAGTGATGATCTGAACGGGATTAACGTGAAATACCGTTATGAGTTTACGGATACGCTGGGGCTGGTGACGTCATTCAGCTATGCAGGAGACAAGAATCGCCAGCTGACCCGTTACAGCGATACCCGCTGGCATGAAGATTCCGTGCGTAACCGCTGGTTCAGCGTGATGGCGGGGCCGTCTGTGCGCGTGAATGAATGGTTCAGCGCGTATGCGATGGCGGGTATGGCTTACAGCCGTGTTTCGACTTTTTCCGGGGATTACCTTCGCGTAACTGACAACAAGGGGAAAACGTACGATGTGCTGACCGGAAGTGATGACGGTCGCCACAGCAACACGTCTCTGGCGTGGGGGGCTGGCGTGCAGTTTAACCCGACCGAATCCGTGGCCATTGATGTCGCTTATGAAGGTTCTGGCAGTGGTGACTGGCGCACTGACGGGTTCATCGTGGGTGTTGGTTATAAATTCTGATTAGCCAGGTAACACAGTGTTATGACAGCCCGCCGGTTCAGGCGGGCTTTTTTGTGGGGTGAATATGGCAGTAAAGATTTCAGGTGTACTGAAAGACGGCACAGGAAAACCGGTACAGAACTGCACAATCCAGCTGAAAGCAAAACGTAACAGTACCACGGTGGTGGTGAACACGCTGGCCTCAGAAAATCCGGATGAAGCCGGGCGTTACAGCATGGACGTTGAGTACGGTCAGTACAGCGTTATTCTGTTGGTGGAGGGATTCCCGCCGTCACATGCCGGGACCATCACCGTGTATGAAGATTCTCAACCCGGTACGCTGAATGATTTTCTCGGTGCCATGACGGAGGATGATGCCCGTCCGGAGGCACTGCGTCGTTTTGAACTGATGGTGGAAGAGGTGGCGCGTAACGCGTCCGTGGTGGCACAGAACACGGCAGCCGCAAAGAAGTCAGCCAGTGATGCCAGCACATCTGCCAGTGAGGCGGCAACCCGTGCGACTGATGCTGCAGGCTCAGCACGCGCAGCCAGCACGTCAGCCGGACAGGCCGCGTCGTCGGCTCAGTCAGCGTCTTCCAGCGCAGGAACGGCATCAACAAAGGCCACTGAAGCATCAAAAAGTGCTGCCGCTGCTGAGTCCTCAAAAAGCGCGGCGGCCACCAGTGCCGGTGCGGCGAAAACGTCAGAAACGAATGCGGCAGCGTCACAACAATCAGCAGCCACTTCTGCATCCACCGCGACCACGAAAGCGTCAGAAGCTGCCACCTCAGCCCGGGATGCGTCGGCTTCAAAAGAGGCGGCAAAATTATCAGAAACGAGCGCAGCCTCGAGCGCCAGTAGTGCAGCCTCCTCGGCAACGGCGGCAGGCAATTCCGCGAAGGCGGCCAAAACGTCTGAGACAAACGCTAAGTCCTCTGAAACGGCAGCAGAACAGAGTGCCTCCGCAGCAGCAGGCTCAAAAACAGCGGCTGCATTATCTGCCAGTGCCGCGTCAACAAGTGCCGGGCAGGCCTCAGCCAGTGCCACCGCCGCCGGAAAGTCGGCAGAAAGCGCCGCATCATCCGCTTCAACAGCCACAACGAAGGCTGGCGAAGCCACTGAACAGGCCACGGCAGCAGCGAGGTCAGCTTCCGCAGCGAAGACATCCGAAACGAACGCGAAAGCGTCGGAAACCAGCGCAGAATCCTCAAAAACGGCTGCCGCATCGTCAGCCAGTTCGGCGGCGTCATCGGCATCATCGGCGTCTGCTTCAAAAGATGAGGCGACCAGACAAGCGTCAGCAGCGAAGAGCAGCGCCACGACGGCATCCACGAAGGCGACAGAGGCTGCTGGCAGTGCGACGGCGGCAGCTCAGAGCAAAAGTACGGCGGAATCTGCGGCAACGCGCGCCGAGACAGCAGCTAAACGGGCAGAGGATATTGCATCCGCCGTGGCGCTTGAGGATGCAAGTACGACGAAAAAGGGGATAGTACAGCTCAGCAGTGCGACCAACAGTACGTCTGAAACGCTGGCGGCAACGCCAAAGGCAGTAAAATCAGCCTATGACAATGCAGAGAAACGTCTGCAGAAAGACCAGAACGGCGCTGATATACCCGATAAGGGATGCTTCCTGAACAACATTAACGCGGTCAGTAAAACAGACTTTGCTGATAAGCGTGGTATGCGTTATGTGCGGGTTAACGCTCCTGCAGGTGCAACATCTGGAAAATATTACCCTGTTGTTGTTATGCGTTCTGCTGGCTCAGTAAGCGAACTGGCATCAAGAGTCATTATCACCACGGCAACGCGAACCGCAGGCGATCCGATGAATAACTGCGAGTTTAACGGATTTGTTATGCCTGGTGGCTGGACTGACAGGGGGCGTTATGCTTATGGCATGTTCTGGCAATATCAAAACAATGAACGAGCCATTCACTCAATAATGATGAGTAATAAGGGCGATGATTTGCGCTCTGTGTTCTATGTTGATGGCGCTGCTTTCCCTGTTTTTGCGTTTCTCGAAGATGGCCTGTCAATATCCGCACCTGGTGCTGATCTCGTTGTTAATGATACGACCTATAAGTTTGGGGCAACAAATCCGGCGACTGAATGTATCGCGGCGGACGTTATCCTTGATTTTAAGAGTGGGCGTGGTTTTTATGAGTCTCATTCGTTAATCGTTAACGATAACTTGTCGTGCAAAAAACTTTTTGCCACAGACGAAATTGTAGCGCGTGGTGGTAATCAGATTCGAATGATAGGTGGGGAGTATGGGGCATTATGGCGTAATGATGGCGCTAAAACTTACCTGCTGCTTACCAATCAAGGTGATGTTTATGGTGGCTGGAATACATTAAGACCGTTTGCTATTGATAACGCAACCGGCGAACTGGTTATTGGAACCAAACTGTCCGCAAGTCTGAACGGTAATGCATTAACAGCAACAAAGCTGCAAACGCCAAGACTGGTTTCTGGTGTTGAGTTTGATGGTTCCAAAGATATTACTTTAACCGCCGCGCATGTGGCTGCTTTTGCCAGAAGGGCAACGGATACATATGCCGATGCGGATGGTGGCGTTCCCTGGAATGCCGAATCAGGCGCTTACAATGTCACCCGCTCTGGCGACAGCTATATTCTGGTTAACTTCTATACCGGAGTCGGAAGTTGCCGGACCTTGCAGATGAAGGCACATTACAGAAATGGAGGTCTGTTCTACCGTTCCTCAAGAGATGGCTATGGTTTTGAGGAAGACTGGGCAGAAGTTTATACCTCGAAAAATCTTCCACCAGAAAGCTACCCAGTCGGCGCACCAATCCCGTGGCCATCAGATACCGTTCCGTCTGGTTATGCCCTGATGCAGGGGCAGACTTTTGACAAATCTGCTTACCCGAAACTTGCAGCTGCTTATCCGTCAGGCGTGATCCCTGATATGCGTGGCTGGATGATTAAGGGCAAGCCCGCCAGTGGTCGGGCCGTATTGTCTCAGGAACAGGACGGCATTAAATCGCACACCCACAGCGCCAGCGCATCCAGTACGGATTTGGGGACGAAAACCACATCGTCGTTTGATTACGGCACTAAATCCACGAATAACACTGGTGCGCATACCCATAGTGTTAGCGGTACGGCTGCTTCAGCCGGTGCACATACCCATTCGATGACATTTGTTTCAGGTGGTTCCAGTGGTGCTCCGGGAAGTGGATCACCTGATTATTCTAAATACAGTGTTAACACTTCTTCTGCAGGCGCTCATACGCACTCTGTATCGGGTACTGCTGCAAGCGCAGGTGCACACGCACATACTGTAGGTATTGGTGCGCATACGCACTCGGTTGCGATTGGTTCACATGGACACACCATCACCGTTAACGCTGCTGGTAACGCGGAAAACACCGTCAAAAACATCGCATTTAACTATATTGTGAGGCTTGCATAATGGCATTCAGAATGAGTGAACAAGCACGGACCATAAAAATTTATAATCTGCTGGCCGGAACTAATGAATTTATTGGTGAAGGTGACGCATATATTCCGCCTCATACAGGTCTGCCAGCAAACAGTACCGATATTGCACCGCCAGATATTCCGGCTGGCTTCGTGGCTGTTTTCAACAGTGATGATGCATCGTGGTATCTTGTTGAAGACCATCGGGGTAAAACAGTTTATGACGTGGCATCAGGGGACGCGTTATTTATTTCTGAACTCGGTCCGTTACCGGAAAATGTCACCTGGTTATCTCCGGAAGGGGAGTTTCAGAAGTGGAACGGCACAGCCTGGGTGAAGGATACGGAAGCAGAAAAACTGTTCCGGATCCGGGAGGCGGAAGAAACAAAAAACAGCCTGATGCAGGTAGCCAGTGAGCATATTGCGCCGCTTCAGGATGCTGCAGATCTGAAAATCGCAACGGAGGAAGAAAACTCGTTGCTGGAAGCCTGGAAAAAGTATCGGGTGTTGCTGAACCGTGTTGACACATCAACTGCACCGGATATTGAGTGGCCTACAGTACCTGTTATGGAATAATCGTTACTGCTGTAGCCATAATAACGTCATATACAAGAGTTTGCTGGATTACGAAGAATGCGCGCTGATTTTGAAGATAAAATCAGTGGTACAAAGTCCGAAAGGCCTGGGCTGAAAAAACTACTCAGAATATTATCGGCAGGTGACACACTGATTGTCTGAAAGCTGGACTGACTGGGGGCGTTTTTTCTTCCATGTTATGGGGCTCAGGCCGGAATGGAACGTGAACTGACTGTTAAGAGAACAATAGTCGGGTTTTGAGGCTGCGAGATTACATAGAGTTAATTGGTTGGTTAATAGGGTATAGAGGTTATCCAACTATTCGTTACGACATATATTGTTGTTACCTATAAGTTATGAAAAATGTATTATTTTATTATTTTTTTGTATGTACAGATTAATACTTAATACGCATCAATCTGCACATTTGCTTTTGTGAGAGAATTATCGTTGTAAGAGTGATTTAATATTGTTGGCGACTACTTCAGGATTATTATCATAGACCATATAAAACTTATCACTAAGTAAAGGTAATGATAGGTTTACGACCTCCTCGTCTTCTTTTTTTAATAAAGTCAAAAGTTTTACGTCGCCACTCGATATTTCGCTGGCTAAAACTGCTCTTAATTCTTTTTGAGGCCATTCCTTATTGACTGAATTAGCAGATAAAATAGCGATGACATATTTTGATTTAACTAGTGCTGCATTTATTTTATCAATTAAGGAGTCGCCCCATTTTATCTCAACATGATCTATGAAGGCTGAAATTTTAAGTTTAGTTAACTCGTCATATATTGGAATTGCAATGTCTTTTTTGTCTTCGCTTGCATGGCATATAAAAACATCAAAGTTTTCTGTTTCTTTCATTGCTCGCAATCCTTCTTGGGTTTTTAATGGATCGTTATGACTCATGTATGACATCAGTTTTAAATATCCTGGATAGTCTTTCCCTCTAACCATTTTTATAAAGCTAAGCCTTCCATAAATATGATTTCGGAAAATTTGAATTGCGTGGTTATTATCCTTTGCCTGATATCCTTTTTCTGTAGCAAAGAGAAGTGCATACTTTAGCTTATCATCTGTCCATCTATGAATCATTGAACGTGTAATTCTTATATATCTTCTGTTAATGTTAACTTTATCATTAACCACTAAGCCAGTAACACTTTGTCTTGTATTTCTGGTTTGAACTCTAAATTTATCATAATTTATTTTAAAGCCATTTTTTGAAATAATATTGTCTATAGTTTCACTAAGACTATAACTTCCGTCGTCGTTTTTTTTGATTATATCAATATTTCTCTGATTGAAAGAAAAAGTTATGTCGTCAGCATACCTAGAATAAGATATTTTTTTTCTTCCTGCAAATTGGGTGAGCTGTTTGTCTAGAGAAGCTGATGCAATATTTGCTAATATTGGCGATGTACACGCACCTTGAGGTAATTTTCCATTGTGAGTACATAACTGAGCTAAAACAGTAGCTGCTGGATGAGCAAAATTAAAAGGTTTACTTTTAAATATTCCATAAACCCTAGCAAAACTTATTGATTCGAAATAGTTTTCTAGATCAATGTTTACGACAAAATTTTTTTTAATATGCATCCCAGCATTAGTAATGATGCTCTTTCCTTTTATAAAACCATGAGCAGATTTCTTTGGCCTGTAGAAATATTCAAGAACGGGCTTTAGTCTCGTTTGGAGTATCGATAGACCGCCACAAGGAGCATTAATGACTCTTTTTTTACCATTCTTCTTTTCTATTTCAAAAGTACGATAATTATCTTTTTTACGATATAGTATATAAAGTAATTGGCCAGCAGGAACTCCAAGTAAATTGGCAATATCACTTACTGATGTTATAGCAATTTCCCCTGACTCAATCAATATGCATATTTTAATCAGGTTATCAGGGGGAGTAACTTCAGTGCTAGTAAGTGTGTGGTTTATCCATTTAATTTTATGTCCATTGCTGTATGGTTTAGGTTCAATTTGAGGAAGTTCAGATATGAAGTCAGGGCTTTTTTTATTGGCTAATGCGAAGTTATGCATTAATAATTTATCATGTAGCGACAA